CTGGTGCTATTGGCAGGGCAGTAGTAGAAGAGTTTTTGCCAGCTACCGCTGCTGGCCTTGCAGTTAAGGGGATAAGCTCGATACCAGTACCAGCAGTGCCGAAGTTTTTGCTTGGAGCAACTGGCGCGATTCTTTCAGCAGGTGCGGCTGGAAGACTACAAGAAGAAGCCGCAAAGAAAATTGCTGGAGAGAAGGCAGTCGAGGAATTTAAGGCTCAAAGACAGCGCGATATACAAGCATATCCAGTTTCTACATTTGCAGCTTCAGCCCTAACCCCCACAGCAGGTGCGATTCTTGGAGTTGGTAGGAAAGGATTGACTGCAACTGGTCAAGCCATTCGTGGGGCTTCCACAAAGGCCGAGACTGTTGCTCCAAAGGTTCAGGAAGCCGTTGCGCCTAAAGTTGAAGCAGCCGCAGGGGAGGCAATTAGTTCTGCGGAAGAAGTTCCAGTAAAAACATTTTATCATGGTTCGCCATCATCACAAATTGAAGAACTAAAACCAGACACAAGGGGGCTTGTGTTTATGTCCGAATCAAAAGACGTGGCATCATCATACAAAGCATCAAGGACAAAGAATGTTGATTTGTCGAAAGCTGGACTAACTGATGAAGAAATAAAATCATATAGGGCATATAAAAACGCAATTGCAAATCAACCAGAAATTGATCCTCAAGGATTGTTAAGTGGCAAGCAATTTGATGAGGCAAGTTCAGCATTGGAAAAGCTTGACCAGTACGAGCGAGTTCTTGCGTCACAAGGCAGAGTATATGAGATAAGCATACCCACAAGTAAGCTTATTGATTACCGAGAAGGAAATGTGTTTTATGAAACCCTTAAAAAAGTAAGGGATGATTTATACGCAAAAGACGAAAAGAGACTTGGCAACATTGTTCAAAATGCAATTTTCAACAAAATACCACCGCAATCAAGATTCCTAGACAAACCATTTTTTGATTCTCTAAAAAAACAAGGGATAGAGGGTATTACGCTTCCGCACAGCAAGGAAGGCACAGAAACAATGGTTGTGCAGGGGGTAATAAAAAAACCAGTTGGTGCTGGCCCAAAAGTTGCATCCACAGATAGAGAGAAAATAATTCAAGAACTAAAACAAAGGGCAGGTCCAGAACAAAAAGTGAGAGCAACGGCAGAACGAATGATAGCAGATCCAAAAACGTCAGATGAATTGGCTGCCAAATTTGCCGACAAAAGAAATAGGGCTTTATATAATACATTTTCCCCAAAGACGCTGGCAAAAGAATTAAGGCAATTGACTCCAGAGGCAAGATCAGCAATTGCAGCAAGTGATGACTTGACTGGAGAAACTGCAAAATTTGTTTCAATGGAAGACGCAAGACTGGCTGGCGATGCTCAAGCAGCAGATTCTTTTTTTGACACCATTTATGGCAAGCTGACTAATGCGGCTCAAATGATGAATCTAGGAAAACTTATCAATACATCTCCAGAGGGTTATGCGTATATATTAAATAAAACCCTGCTAAAGGCTACGAGAAAATTTGCTACACAAAAAGAAAAGGATCTTATTGAGAGTGGGGCGAAAATAACTCCAGCGTTAAGGCAGGAGGCAATAGAATTATTTACAAAAAAACAAGCCGCAGAGGACGCAATGCGCGAGGCTTGGAATAAGGCAAGAACCGATTTTTCAAAGAAGGCAGAGGAAATAGCTGACCAGCGTCAAACCGAAGCATTGTTGGCAAGCGGTGAGCTAGCAAATTTTGAAGGTAAATTACTGGCAAAAGAATTGGGAATGCAGCTTCCAGATTATATAAGGGGCAATCTTTTAACAACGCTATCTCAAGGAGCAAACATATTGGGGAATACAGTCAATATGCCGACACGCGCCGCAACTAGGCAGGTGGCATCATTGTTGGATCAAATTGAAAGAAATATAATAAGACCAGTTGCAACAAGGATACCTGGGGTAAAAGGTGTTGCGGAAAAGTATCTGGCAAAAGAAAGGCAGTTCATGTCTCCGCTTGGGCGAGGCTCGCTAGAAAGATTTATTGAAGTTGGTAAGGGCGGAGGCAGGGGGTTAAGGGAAGGAGTGGCTGGCCTTAAAACGGGCATATCTCCAGAGGGTCTTTTGTCTGGCGAAAACATACGAGGCTTTAGACCATTGAACGCTTGGAAACAATTGTTTACTGGAAAAGGATTAGCCCAACCAATTGCAGAGGGTGTCGAAGGAACTGCCGCAAAGGCGATGGATCGAGCAAGGCTTCTTGCAGAAGGCACACTTGGAATCCCGCCAGAAGTTATGTTTAGGCTTTTGCAACTCGGAGATACTCCAGCGAGGAGAATGGCTCAAGCAAGACTGCTTACTGAAGCAAGGCAATTAGAGGGGTTAAAGGGCGAAGCACTTAGGCGCGCAGTAAAATATCCGACACAACTAGAAGTAGACAAGGTAGCATCTGAGGTTGCGGAAGCGGTTTACCAGCAGGACACAAAGCTATCTAGGGGCATACAATACCTGGCAGAGCTTGCTCCAAAATATCTTGAGAAAATACCAGGAGTAGGACGGCCACTTGCTGGCGTAGCGAGAACGGCAACAACGGCAGTTCTGCCTTTCCAAAAAACGCCGACAAATGTAATAGACGAAATTCTGCAATACTCAATTCCAGAATATTCTTTTATCCGTGGCCTTGCCGAACAAGGACAAGGCAACTTTAGGCAAGCAAAACTACAGTTTGCAAAATCTATAGTTGGTTACGCAATTGGTAATATCGCAGACATCTTATCTAAAGCTGGAGTCATAACAGACGAAATGCCGAAATCAGACAAGGCGAGGGACGTGCAATTCCAAGCTGCTCCATCCAAAATGATAAACATTGATGGCGTAAAAAGGTTTTTGCAAACTGGGTCTAGGCAAGAGATGGAGTCTGGAGATTCTTTGAGATCGCTCGAAAGGCTTGGCGTTGTTGGTGCAATTATGTCAACTCGTAACGCAGCCAATAAAGCAACCGAAGGCGGGACTGGATCATTGGGTGAAGCATGGGGCGCAACACTTCCAGAAACTCTTAAATTTGGATTTAATCAAAGCTTTCTAAGAAACATGAATAGCTTGCTTGGAACAATTTCTAGGGGCGAAGCAAAAGACATGGACGCTTGGCTTGCAAATTACTACGGAGCGTTGTCAGCAACAGTATTGCCAAATCAATTAACATCAGTTTCTAGGTATATGAACGAAAATATGCCAGACAAGATTCAAGTTAAGGACATAGAGGGTGGGGATTTTGGAACAAAGTCTTACAACATATTCAAGGAGGTGGTTAAGAGGAAGTTACCTGGAGGTGCTGAAGATTTGCCTTCAAGAATAAACGTATGGGGTGAGACAATACCACAAACGCCAGAAGGCGTTGACCCATTTATTTATAATTTCATAGATCCAACAAGACCAAGGAAGGTCACTTACGATGACGTGACTCTCGCTGCTTATGATTTGTATAAAAAGACTGGAAAAACCGAAGGTATCCCGCAAGTTCCAGACCGAGATTTGCAAGTATTAAAAAGAAGGACTGGTCAGAAAGCAAGATTTAGACTTGACCCAACGCTTTATGAGGAATACGCAAGCGCAGTTGGCAAGGCAAATAGGCAAGTTGCGGAACAACTTTTAGGTGATAAAAGATTTAGAAGGCTTGATCCAGAAGAACAAGTCAAAACATTATCTAATGCTTACAATAAAGCAAGTAAGACAGCTAGAGAAAACTTCATTAGAAAGAACCAAAGAAGTATAGAGTTTGGACAGGAGTTATAATATGGCAAAATTCAACGTAAACCCAAGCAAAGATGTTCTCACACAACAAATGCGAGAATCAATGAATAGGATTTTAGAAGGAAGAAATATGGAGAAAGATATGACCAATCGTTCTATTGCGGAGGATATTACTAACAAGCCTTACGTTCCAGTTCCAGAGGATATTCGCGGAGAGTCTTCTCGCCTACTGCTTGAGCCTGCTGGTGCTGGCGAGGTAGGGACAACAGTAGGTGGCGCGCCAAATACAAGGGCAATGATGGATGCAGATTTGAGGCAACAAATAGAGGGTAAGTTTAATGATAGTGCTGGCGGTGTGCCAGCCAGTGCAATGCCATACCAAGAGCAAGCTACGCCAAGACCAGTGCAACCTCGCGGGACTAGGGCAGCTACTGGTAATACGCTGAATGATTGGGTTGCCAATAATACAATAAATTGGGAGGCGAGAAGGGATAAGCAGGGCAATCTAGCTGTATACGATATTCCATCTGGAGACTACGGCGGTACAAGAGAAGTGGCTGGAATTACGGATAAGTACCATCCAGATGCGTTTAAACGTATATCTGCATTACCTCCAGCACAAAGAGAGAGAGCGAGCGCAGACTATGTGATTGAATATACTGCTCCAATTGCAAATCTTGTGCCAGAACCATTGAAGGCTCAAGCCGTTGACTTGGGTTTCAATCGTGGTCCTAGCGGTTACACGACCTTAGTGCAGCAAGGATTAAATGCGTTAGGAGTTCCAGTTAAAGTTGATGGAGCGTTTGGAAAGAAAACATTGGCAGCTATGGAGCAAGTAGATCCAGAGCAATTGATTAACGCTACTGAGGATGCCTACCTTCGGAAAGAGCGCGCAATGGCGGAGGCCGACCCGAATAGGGCGAAGCTATATCAAGGGATAGTGAATCGCTCCAACAAGAGGAGACAATCAGCAACAATATATGCCAAGGGCGTAAATCCAAAAGCCGCAGAGCCAGTCGAGGATTACTCGCCAGCCCCATTGGGGCTTGGACTTGGCTAGTCTGATATTCTTTGCTTTCCAGTAATCCAAGAACTTTTTGTTCCATCAAAATAAGAATTACCATTCTTCCAAGATGAGGAGCTTCCATAAAAAAAGCTACCCGATTTAACGACTAGCTTTCCATTGCCAAATACTTGCTTCCCATTTGCACCATAATAACCACCAGATGTCGCAAAACCCCTGCCATTGGAATAAATGAATTTACCATCTGATGTTACTGCGGTGTTTCTCCCCGTAATGATTGCTGATTTGCCTAATACGCCTCCAGCAAAATCACCAATACCAATCTCATCCTCATCTTCAGCCAAACCCGATGCCATCAGCATCGCCGTCAGTGTTGTAGTTATTATTGCTTTCATTGGGAAAAGTCTCTAGGACAAACCGAAAGCCGTCAAGCATGAAATTAACATCAAGACAAGTTGGGGCGGTAGGGGTAGCCCGCGTCACCGGAGCTTTGTTGCGGTGTGGTTACAACGTGCTTACACCTTACGAGGATTTTGCAGGGTACGATGTGGTGGCCGAGAAGAGTGGTAAGTTCTACCGCATCCAGGTTAAGACTGCTCAAGCCGTAGAGCCTGGGCGTACCAAGTATCGGTTTACAACAAGCGTAGGCAATGGCTTCAATATCCCCAAGCGAGCGATTAGTGGCGTGGATTACGTTGCGTGCTGGGGAATGAGTGATGACCTTTTCTGGCTATTGCCAATCGCCAAGTGCAGATCGTTAACAACAAAGCTTTGCCCATCGACAGGCGGTGGCTGGCGTGTATTCAAGAGCCTATGACCGAGAAAGAGGCGTGGGCTAAGTTTGAGAAAGGCTTAAAGGATACGCAATCCTTTGACGAAGCCGTGGCTTGGGTAAAGAAGAACAAGAAGATCGTCGAGAAACTGACTATGCTGGCAATGATTAGAAGATTTAATGAGGATATTAGCAGAGCTAATAGAACTTGGCGGAACTAAAATATATCTCGACGCTAGTGTGGGTTGACAGCTAAACCCAGTTGATGGGCAAAATAAACAGTCGAGCAAAGGGTGCAGCGGGGGAGCGAGAATTAGCGAATTACCTACGAGAGCAAGGCTGGCAGAAGGCCAGACGCACACAGCAGTATGCAGGCAATCCAGAGGGTGGTAGCGGGGATGTGGTTTGCGAGAATTTCCCTTTCCATATTGAAGGCAAGCGTTGCCAAGCATTAAAACCCGAAGAGTGGATTGAGCAATCAAAGCGGGATTGTCCAGCGGGCAAGATCCCAGCAGTATTTTTCCGCCGTAATGGACGCAAAGAATGGCTGGTCATATTGACCGCAGATAGCGTGTGCGAATTAGCTCGACAGATCGCACCAGCCAATGTGAAGATTGAGTATGCACAAACAAATCCAGCACACACAGCAGTTGGTGCTGGCTTTTGGGTGCAAAGTCAAAATCAACTTAACCCGACATACATACAACCAATAAACCCAAATAAATAAAGGAGAAATAACATGGCACTAACCCTAAGTGAATCGCAGAAATCAGAACGCAAGTTGCCCGAAGCCGGAGCAACCGTAGGCGTTCTCTACTCATTGGTCGATCTTGGCCACCAGAAGACCAACTGGGACAACCAGGAGAAGTGGACTCCCAAAGTTCGCTTGACCTTTGAGCTTCCAGACCAGACCGATGAGTTTGAGGTCGAGGAGAAAGGTAAAGTTACCAAGATCAGCAAGCCCATGGTCGTATCCATTGAGCAGACCCGCAGTCTTGGCGAGAAAGCCAGCTTGCGGAAGTTGCTTGAGCAGTGGAGGGGTCAAACCTTCACGGCAAAGGAATTGCAATCATTCAGCCTAAAGAACCTCTTGGGTAAGCCAGCTATGCTGACGCTGATCCACAAGACCAGCCAACAGGGACGGCAATACTGCGCAATCGCAGGTGCGTCCAAGTTGCCAAAAGGTATGACTGCTCCAGCCAAGACTGCCAACGATCAGTTGTATTACGAGATCGAGCAGGGTGAGGCTGGCCAGTTCAGCGATATGCCGGAATGGTTGCAGGAAAAGATTCGTGCCTCGAAGGAGTTTGCTACTGCTGCTGGCAAACCCACGGCAATCAAGGCAGAGCTTGACGCAGACGGCAACCAAGTTCCGTTCTAGGTTATATGGCACTTACTATTACAAGTAAGTGGGATAGCTCCTCGGCTAGTTCCAGGTTGGTTACTGTTGAAAGCAGCGGCCACTGGTACGATGCCGAGGGGCGATCTGCCCACGTTATTTTGGGTAAGAATGGGAACGAGAGGAATACCACCGTAGCTGATGCAAGGAAGCTTGGCTTACTACCGAGCGTTACTTCAATAATCGGTGTATTGGATAAGCCTCAACTCACGAACTGGAAAATTGAACAAGCAATTATGTCATCATTGACATTGCCAAAGGAGGAAAACGAAACACTTGAAGAGTACGCCAAAAGAATTGTCAAGGACTCGCGGGAGTCAACCAAGAAAGCCGCAGACCACGGATCGGCTATGCACGTCTGTATGGAGGACATCCTACTTGGAAGACCTGTATCCAGAGATGAAACACTTGCTCCTTATATCAAGACGTTTACTGAATGGGCGGAAAAGAATGTTGAGAAAACCTACTGGTGCGAAAAGGGTCTTGTCGGCGCAGGCTATGCGGGAAGGTGCGATGCCTACGTCAAGCTACTCGGTGTTGGTGACGCTATCATCGACCTAAAGAACCGGAAGGTTAATCCGAAGTACGATCCGTTCTACGATACAGATTGCGCCCAGCTTTGGGCATATCGAGCCGCAAGCGAGAATCCTAAGTGTGCTTGCGTGTCGGTGGTCCTAGCGTCAAACGATGCTACCAAGCTGACAACGAAGGTGTGGGACGAAGACGAACTCTACCAGGCTGGAATCGCATTCTGTGCGATGCAGAAGGTCTGGTCTTGGGTGAAAGGATACACTCCACCTGGGATGAAGTTGTGATTGACCCAGCGGATGTCTTATGGCTAGAGGAGTTGCTGGATCAAGTTTATCGGAGTCTTGCCAAATGACCGCACCTACAATCCAAGAGATGGGAAACGCAGCACAAGAGATCGTGTGGCGTGTTATGGGCAAAGGATCGGATAAGTCTGCCTACGGAGATTGGTTGGTTAAGGATCGGCCTACGCACGATTATCACATAGCAAGAGCAATCCGGCACCTAGCCACGGCACAGATGCAACTTCATAAGTCAACTCCTTGTCCGGACAATAACGGCGAAACAAGTGTTGACCATTTGGAGCGTGCGTTGGTAAGGTCGCTGTTCGTGTTAGCACAAATAAGAAAGGAAGTACCAAGACTATGAGATGGATTAAGAAAGAATTAGACCAAGACGGAAAACCAGAATGGTCTGTTTATATTGATGAGGAAGGATTGGGGAATGAGGAAGATTGGATTGGATACGAGAGTTTCAACACCAGAGAAGAGGCAATTGAGGCTTGCAAGAACTACACTTGGGAAGACTACGATTGCAACGACAAATGAAACGCGCTGTCGTAACTATGGCATTCGGGGCGGAATGGGAGAAGATCCTTGAACTAACCCATCCTCGCATTGATGACTTTGCCAAACGGAACAAGATGGATTTTCTTGTAATGAACAGATCCGTTATGGACCCAAAAGATTACAACAAGTCAATGATTGCCCACATTATTGTTGGCAAGAAGTATGACCAGATAATCTACATTGATTGCGATTGCCTTGTCACCAAGGACTGCGATGACTTTGCCAATCCAGCAGAGGCTGGCAACGGAGGGTTTATTGCATTTGACGAAGGTGACTATCTTGACCGCAAGGATGGGATGAAGAAGCTGGCAGCGGAGTTTGGTGGGATTATTACGCCAACCTATTACTTTAACTTTGGTGTGTTTGCGATGACAAGAAAGCACCTTGGTTTGCTTACGCTTCCACCGCTTGGAGTTGTTCCGAACCATTTTGGTATGCAGACCTGGGCGAATATCCAAGCACACTTTTGGGACATCCCACTATCTGGAATGGACCCAGCGTACAACTGCATGACCAGCGTTGAGCAGCACTACGGATTGGATCGCCACAAGGATGCAATGATTATTCATTATGCTGGGCAGTCCGGCGATATGGCAAAGCTGGCCGAGCAGATCAAAGCTGACGACGCAAAGCTAGTAGAGCTTGGACGATGACCGAGATCAAGGTCGTTGCGGAGTGCGGAAAGTTCCGCCTACACACGATGGCTGGCAATGTGATTGGTCCGAGGTTGCTTGGGTCAAGGCCACCGAAAGGATTCCCTCCGCTTACTGATTTATTCGACTCACAGGAAGAAGCAGATTTGGCTTGCCAGGAATGGAACGATTATGCGAAATGGCATAAGGCACAACGCAAACGCAAATGAGGTCAACACATTTAACCAAGGGAAACTATGATGAAAGACTTCAGCAGTTGGCAGGAGAGGTTGCGTTGCAGGCGATCCGTGACCTGCGGATGCTACGCAAGCGAGGGATGGTTAAGGGCATGAAGATCATCAAGGATCATCAAGGCGTGCCACTCAACGATGCTCTGGAGTATAAGAACTCGCACGAGGTGCAGAAGTTGTTGCGTGATTTCAAAACTGGCGTGATTGCTTGGTGGTGCAGAGCCAGCGGGGTTGCAATTGATAATCGAACTTTAATGCGGAAAATAAGGGAAAACGACTATGTTCTGCCTACTTGATATTGCTGGGGTCGTTTGGGTTATTTCTTCTTTTGTTCTTTACAGCAGCCTAATTCTTTCGGCAATCTATTGCGCAGGTTACTTGATCTTCAAGTTAATCGAAATCATAAGAAAGGAACTGGATCTATGAGTGAATTTAAGCAGAAGGTTTTAACAGCATCAGTAGATCGCTATGTGCTGACACCAACGCAGTGTATGATGCTACGCCAGGACGCAGAGATTATTGGGATGAAGCGTGCGCCTGTGCTGTCAAAGGATGGAGTGACACGGACTGTATCACGCACCCGCACCTGCTCATCGTGCTGGATTCCATTCGCAAAACATTACGAATGGATCTACAAAGTGATGCGAGAGATTACGGAAGGCATCAATGCCGAGCAATGGCGTTTCGACATCCAAGGCATCCAACAGTTGCAGATCCTTCGGTATCGACCACTACAGAAGTTCTCTTGGCATTGGGATACTTACACATCAGAAGCACCAGTACGGAAGTTGACAGCGGTGGTTAACCTATCCGATCCTAGCGAGTATATGCTTGGCGGGTTACAGGTTAAGGCCGATATGGAGAACAGCGTATTCATAACGCACCAAGGTGCCGGATGCTGGTTTCCGTCCTACATAGAACACAGAGCGCGTGCGCCAATATGGGGTACACGCTGGGTGTTGGTGGCTTGGTTTACTGGACCAGCTTGGCGATGACCCACGCCGCTAACCTACCTCGCCACTTGTACGTCAAGTGCGATATGGAGTTTGTGTCTGATGGAGAGAAGCAAGGCATAGAAGACGCTGTCTGGTTTGGCCTAACCGCAGTACCAGGGCGAGCTTGGGGTTGCACAATTATGCTCAAATGTGGCGCGCTTTACCGAGGCTTGCCTCTACACGCTCTGGCTCATGGAGAGATTGCAATTATGGATTGGGACATCAACGATGCTCAACGCTGGGATTGTTTTGGCTGGAACTTTACTACAATCGAGTACGAGTATCTGATGGGATTGTCTTGCCGAGTGTGGATTGCCAGCAAGAAGGATTGGGAGGTTGGTCGCTACCTATTTACAGCCGAGCCTTACGGAGATGGGTTCTCGATGGCTCCGGAACAAACCAAGTCACACCATTTCATCGCACTTAACAATGGACGGATGACGGCTGTTCCAGGTAATAATGTTCTGTGGAAAGAATCAAGCTTCACTACTCCAAGCGAGAAACCTAATTGGTTGCGGACGCAGTCACAGGTCTGGCATGGAGAGCAAGCCACATGGGATGATGTGGTTGGTGAAGAAACCGCATAGGAGGTCACAATGCCACTAGGTAAAGACGTATCAAAGAATATGAGTGAACTAGCAGCGGACAATCGTAAGAAGGGTAGCGAGCGTGGAGCTGGAGGCAAGGCTCGCTCACGTCAGCAGATGATTGCGATAGCACTCTCTGCTGCTGGGAAGAGTAAGCCACGCAAGTTTAGGATGCGGTCTGGTTCGTAATGCAAGTCGAGGCTAAAGATCGCCTCAAGTGGGCT